TTACAGAGGAGATAGAATGGCGTATCTACAAAGTAACATACCACACTTTAAAGCTTGGGTGAGAAAAGAATATACAAAGAACTTAGAAGAATATCATGGAGAATTTTTGCACTGTATGGTCGTGGCAGTGACTACCATGCCAAACAGAACACTGAGTTTCCAGGTTATCTTTACAGGCTGCGAGTCTGATGAAGAGGATGAACCAAATGTACATGGGGGTGCAATGTGGGCTAGGATGCCTTTGACTGCACTGGTAGCAGACACACCCCTTGAAGAATGGCCTACAGAACTACCACCCTATCTAGCTCAACCCTGGGATTGTATGTCTCATACACACTCAGTCTATAAATTAGAAAGAGCAAGTCCTGCTCCTTGGATAGCTAAAGTAGATGGAGAGTTCTACCCTGCTAAGTATTACTTCACTATTGACTACACAGAGAATGAAGTAGCAGATGATCCTGCACAACATAAACAATCTCACGTATTAGAGTTGTTAGATGCAGGAGAGTACACAGGTAACATAGTTGCGTTGCCCAATAATAGAGTGAGAGTAACTCACCCTGCCTGGTTTGAAACAGGAGAAGGTGCTCCTGACTTTAAACCCAACCAACACACTTTTAACTCTAAAGAAGATGTTGGGTACGTTTGGGATACGGAACGTGTTTTTAACAATTTGTATAAGGAGTAAACACCAATGATGAAAAAGATGATGATGAAGAAAAAAGGCTACGCTAAAGGTGGCATGAAGAAAAAAGGTTACGCTGCAGGTGGCATGAAGAAAAAAGGTTACGCTAAAGGCGGCATGGCTAAAATGACACTAGCTCAACTACGTAAAGCAGCTAAAGATAAAGGCTACAAGCTAGTCAAGATATAATAACTATAAGTGGTCAACCCACACAAAACTCAAAACTTAAATAGTGGTAAAACCACGAAAGGAATATAATTATGGCTACAACAACTTTTACAAAAGGTATTGAAGAGTACGAAGATAACGTAACTTTTGGTACAGGAATAACAGGCACAGGTTTACTACACTCATTTGGAACACGTAAGATCCAAACATTTGTAGGATCACTAGCAGCTACAGATACTGCTTCTGCTTACGCAGATGGAGACTGTCTTGTAGAGTTAGGTACACTAGATACTAATACTCCATCAACTATCGTAACTCCTACTAAGTTCTTTATCCATCGTGCATTAGTATTTATTACTACTGTCGCAGGACCAACACTTGTAGGTGGTCTAGCACTTAACCCTACTTCTGGCATTGCTACTAACGCTGCTGTAGTATCATCAGGTACTGAAATTGTAGGTGCAGGAGTGGCGTCATTTAACCCACGTATATCTGCTACTGACTCAGTAACTGAAATTGATTTAAATCTGGATGCAGCAGGGTATCATATATTTGACCCACTGGTACAAGCACCTATTGCAAACACACACTTGTACGTATTTGCTACTACTACTCTTAACGGTGACGCATCTGCAGGTCGATTTACTGTTGAACTAGAATACTCAGTACATTAAGGGGGGGATGATACATGTCAACTTCCGTAGGCACGTTCCAACCTAACACGTTACAATGGAGTGTACAAACAAAAGTAACCGTAGATAATACTGCAGGTAACACTGCACATTTTACCTGCACTGGTTTCAGAGTTGTACACCTTCACGCTGACCAAGAGTTTCTAATTAACTTTGGTGCTGCAGAAGCAAACTGTGGTGCTAACGATTTAGAACTAGAGGCAGGTAATTACACTCTTGCAATACCTGACGCTATTGGTGACGCTGTTATAATGAACATCTTAGCAGCAACCAGTGATAACGTAACTGTTAAAGTAGTACTTTCGTAAAACAAAAGACAACCCTGCTAGAAACTAGTGGGGTTGTTCTACTCTGAGGGATATCTTAAATGAAAAAGAAATCAACGGTCAATGCTGCAGGTAACTACACAAAACCTACTATGCGTAAGAATCTCGTTGCAAAAGTTAAAGCGAGTCCCAAGGGTGGCAAACCTGGGCAGTGGTCTGCCAGAAAAGCACAGATGGTTGCAAAACAATACAAAGCAAAGGGTGGGGGTTACAAGTAATGAAAGCCCCTCAGAAAAGTTTAAAAGACTGGACAAAACAAAAATGGCGTACCAAGAGTGGAAAGCCTAGTGCTAAGACTGGTGAAAGGTATCTACCTGAAGCAGCTATAAAGTCTTTGTCATCCTCTGAGTACGCAGCTACTACAAAAGCAAAAAGAGAAGGAACTGCAAAAGGAAAGCAGTTTGTAAAGCAACCTAAGTCTGTTGCAAAGAAAACAAGAAAGTTTAGAGCAAATGAGGGCGGTATGGCTAGTAAATTTCCAGATTTAACAGGTGACGGTAAAGTTACTCAAAAAGATATATTAAAAGGTAGAGGCGTAAAGCTAAATAAAGGTGGTATGCCTAAAAAGAAAGGTTATGCCAAAGGTGGTAAAATATCTGACATGCGTAAGACAGGAATGTTTTACGGTGGCATGGCTAAGAAAGGTAAATAGCAATGGCTTCTTATAAAGACTATAAAAGTATATCTGCTGCTAAGAAAGCAGGGTCTATATACTACACTAACAAAGCAGGTAAAAAAATGCTTGCTGTTACAAAAGAACAGTTAGATGCTTGGAAGAAAAAGAACAAAGGTAAATATAAAGGTTCTGCTTTGACAGCTTGGGCAAACGCTAAAGGAAAAAATATTAGTGGTGCTCCTACGTCTTCAAAGAAACCTAGAATACGTCCAGGCTCTGGTGCTATAAACGTTATGACTGATGCTGAAAAAAAAGAAGTAAAATTAGCAAACAAAAAAATGTCAAATGCAGAACTTAAAAGAGTTGCTGAAAATGCTTTAACAAGAGTAGAGGCTGAAGACAGAACTAAAAAATATTATGAAAACCAAAAGAAAAAGCCACCAGGAGGTTTAAGAGCACAAGGGCTTAGAAAATTAAAAGAAAAAGTAACTGGTAAATCTAAGGGTGGTATGGCTAAAAGGAAAGCTAAGAAATGAGATTAGAAGGTAATAGAATATTATCAGATGATAACAAAGTAATTGCTGAAAAAGAAAGAGGGTATGGTGACTGGATATCCAAAGATGATTCTGTTTCTATATCTGACATACTAGATTTTGTTAACGGTTCTGTTGTAGAAGAAGTAGAAGTAGAAGAAACAGAGATGGTTCGTGCTCGTAACGAAAAGGGTCACTACATAGCTGATGATCCTAATACCCCAGAGAATGAAGCCTGGACAGTTAAAGTAGTAAATAAGTTTCTAGGCAGGAAGTGACTAACGGGGTTGCATAAATGTCACTAGTATGATATAACTACTTGAATATAACTATCCTCACCCAGTTAGGGCTAACATAAACAGAGGGTAGAAAATGTTTAAAAGATTATTCAACAAAATTGTAGAAGCAAGAACAGAGTCAGCTAGACGTAAGATTGCACGTTTGCAACTTTACAGCATGACTGACAAAGAGCTACAAGACTTAGGTATTAACAGATATGATATAGAGAAAGCTGTCCTAACAGGTAGAGCACTCTGAAAGAAACAAGTAGTTGTTTTAATGATACTAGGAGTACTTTGGGAGGAGGCTCGTGGACCCAGTAACAATAATCGGTGGAGCTACCGTAGCGTTCAATGCTTTGAAGAAAGGTTTCCAATTCGGAAAAGATCTTCAAGAAATGGGTGGGCAACTAAATCAGTGGGCTAGTAGCATGAGCGACTTGTCCTACTTAGAGCAGAAAAACAAGAACCCTCCTTGGTGGAAATCACTGGGGGGTTCTGTTGAAGCAGAAGCTCTAGAAATATTTACTGCTAAAAAGAAGGCTGAATCTATGAGACAAGAGTTAAAAGACTGGATCAGTTTTACGTATGGACCTTCTGTTTGGGATGAACTTGTAGCCACTGAGGGTAGGATACGTAAACAAAAGAAAGAGCAAGAGTACCGTAAGTCAGAGATACAAGAAGCAATAATTACTTGGGGTATTTCAGGTGTGCTTCTTTTAACAGGTATAGGTACACTAAGTTTTATAATTTATATGGTGGCATAATGGCAAGAAACTTAACGGATAAACAACAGAGATTCCTTGAAGTTCTTTTTGAAGAAGCAAAAGGAGATCCTGTACAAGCTAAAAAACTAGCAGGGTACGCTGATAGTGTAGCCTCTACATCTATTGTTAACACACTGACAGATGAAATAGCAGATGTTA